GTTGCTCAAATTAAAAGCTGTTTATCTCTTGGTGATCAAGAAGATAAAAATCTTGGAGATCAAGAAGCGGATAAAGAGAAGCTAGAGCTTGAAAAAAAGGCAGCTAAAGAAAAAGAACAAGCTGAATGCATTGATATGTTTTCTAAGTTCTTTGATAAAGCGGAAATAATAACTAACGAAATGAAGGAAGTTTAAAAAATGGACACCGATCTTAAAAAGCAAGCTGATGATTTGATGACAAATCTAAATCACATCAAAGACGCAAACGTTGAAATCAAAGCGGCCCAACTTGGCGCAAGTGATGACCGTAAGTCTATGGGTGAAAAAATTGGCACTCAACAAACCGCCATTGATGACATGCAAGTCAAGTATACCGCCCTTGAAAAGCTTATTGCTCGCAAGAGTGAATCGCTTGTAACTATGGACAGTAAAGAACTTGTTAACTGTCACAAGAACATCGAAAAGTTTAACGCCGTTCGTGAGCAGCAAGGCAAAAAGCCTGTTACAGTTGAAGAAGCAAAATCTTTATCAGCCGTTCAGAAGCTTTATTTTTCTAAAGGTCACACCGACGCCCACACACCAGAACAGAAAGCGTTGTTAAACACAATCATTTCAACTGATGGCGGCTATATCGTAGCTCCTGAATACTCGCAAACTATCGTTGATAAAAAGTTTGCTGGTCATGGTGTTATGGATCTTGTTAACATCCGTAATATTGCCGGTAATAGCTTTATTCAGCCGATTGATTACGCTGATTACAGCAATTCAGAATATCTGAACGAATTGGCAAACCCAACGGGCGAACATGATCCAGACTATAAACAGGTATCATTCAACCCAACACAGCAACTTTACAGATTCAAGATTTCAAGAGATCTTGCTGAAGATGCACTATTCAACGTTGAAAATGATGTTATTTCTAAAGGCCGTCTTGGTGCTATGCGTCAATCAGCCGTACAAGTTGTCATCGGTGATGGCGCGGATAGACCTAAAGGCTTGTTGACTTACATCGACGGTGCAAATAATGTCACTGGTTTCGATAAGATTGAATCTAAGGCATCCGCCGCTTCTCTTGCTGTAACTTGGAAAGATGTACTTGGCATTCTTCCTTCTGCATTAATCGAAGGATATGACAATGGCGCGGCATACGCTATGAGAAAGGCAACTTTCTTTAATAGCCTTCTTACAGATTTGGACGGCGCTTCACAGTATGCAATCATGAATCAGATTAATTTCTTCTCAGGTGAAGGCGTTGGTTTATCTATTCTTGGCGCTCCTGTTAAGTTCGATATCGCAATGGGTGCGGCTGATGTCGTCAACTCAATACCGGTTCTATATGGTAACTTCAATGAAGCCTATATGTTTACTCAGCGCGTCGGCTTCAGCTTAATTGTTGATCAAGTCACTAGCGGAACTTTCGTTAACTATATCCTACGCCGCAGAAATGACGGACGTTTGGTTATGGGTGACGCTCTTAAAGCCCTTAAGGTTAAAGCCTAATATTGTCGGCCGTCCTTTATGGGCGGCCTTCTAAAAGCTTAAAAATTAAATTAATAGAATAAGGTTATTCTCATGCATAAAGATCTATATAATAACGCAAAATCAGTTGTCGCTGTTGTCTTCACTACTCTAGCCGGTGACGGCGATACAGTAGGCGCGATCATTGACACTGATGGCTTCGAAAGTGGCAAGATTTCACTTCTTGCAACTGCCGTAACTACTGGCGATACTACAATTAGTAATATCCAAGAATCATCCGATGCCGCTATGTCAGGCGCAACTGATATTCCAGTTGAAAGAATCATTGGCACAGCCGCGCCAGTTACAGCCGCCAATACTCTAAATGAGCTTGGTTTTGTAGCAACTGAAAGATATGTACAAGTAACGATTACGGGCGCCAATACTTCCGTTTCTTCATTCGTTGCAACTTGCGAGCTTGGCAACCCAAGCTCCGCTTCAGTTAGAGGCTAAATAATTGAGAAGTCAGCGGCGATAATTTCAAAGCTGATTTTTTTTTCAATAAAGGATTCGATTATGACTTATAAAATTTTAAAAGATTGTTGTTACTCGCCAAATGGTTTTGATGTAAAAGAATTGAAAGCCGGTGATGTTGTTGAACTTCCGGCATCTGTTGGCGTTCCATTTTCTAAAAAAGATATTTGCGAAAAGTGCAAATCTGAAGCCGAAGCAAAAGCTGAAGCCGAAGCCGAAGCAAAAGCTGAAGAAGAAGCTGAAGAAGAAGCTGAAGCTGAAGCAGCAAAGAAAGCAAAGCTAGATAAAAAAGTGAAAGCCGAAGCTGAGAAAAAAGAAAAAGCCGACGCAAAAAAGAAGTAAAATTTAAGGAATTAACTTAGTTTTTTGGCCCTCATTCCAAATTCCTTTTCTAAGTTAGTTCCTTTTTTATTTAAAGAGGATTTGATTATGATTGAAGCAATTAAAGATTTCCCCTTATACACCGATGGCGCTTTGATTTATTATAAAGCCGGTGATTTAGTTCCTGTTAAAAGTGGGGCACTTAAGAATAAATTAATCATTTCCGGTAAATGTCAATTACACGACCCACGCGAAAAAGTACAACCGGAAGAAGCTAAGATTGTTGATGTGTATGAAAAGAAAATAGATACACCAATCAAAAAGAAAAGAAAGCGTAAATCATGAACTACTATGACGATCCATATTTAGACAGAAACAATTTATATAATATAATTACACCGCCAACAGAGCCGGCGCTTGTCTTGGCAACTCTTAAATCTTGGCTTCGCCTAGATCCAAACGACACAACAGAGGATATTATTTTAAATCTTCTCATTGGTCAAGCGGTTGGATGTTTTGAGAATATTTCCAGAAGAACTTTAATGTATACCGGCTTTGAGACTTTCCGGCAATGTTGGCTTCAGTGCTACGAGTTAAGAAAAAGTAAATTAATTACTATTAACGAAGTTTCATATAATGATCCGGATGAAGTTGCGATTGTTGTCGATCCCTCAAATTATTCTATTTGTTTTGATCCTGCTTATTCTAAATTGTTATTTACAAGTCTTTTTACTTTTCCTGAAAAAAGTGATCTATGCGACAGCGTACAAATAAAATTCACTGCCGGACTAGCGGCGACAACGGCAACCGTTCCGGCTGACATACAAATAGCTTTGATGGCTCAGATAGCTTTCCTATACGAAAATAGAGGTGATTGCTCTTGTGATGACTCTTCATCAATTCCGGCGGCATCGCTTAAAGTTTATAGGTCATACCAAATTGCAGAGATTGGGGCGTAATAATGTCTTGTCGAAAAATACAAAGAAAATCCGATGCGGTATGCATAGGCGACTTAAAGAAATTGATAAAAATTATTGATCGAAAAATTGAGCCGGCCGACGTTTCCCACACTATGAATTTTGATGACTATGTTAACACTCGGGCGCGTATTGATACACGGCGCGGCGGTGCTTTCTTTAATGGTGTTAATATGGAAAACGCGCCAACTCATTATTTTTATATTCGCTTTGGGATAACGGTTGAAAGAAATTATACTCTTGAATTTAAGGGGATTTATTATCTTGTTTCTGATGTCGAAAACCTGAACGAAGAGAGCCGATTTTTAAAAATCTCTGCCACTAAAAACGGGCCGAAATCAAACGGGGCAAACTGGGCATGAGTTTTAATATAAAAGTTTCTGAAAATATTGATAAGGATGTAATGCGGGCGATGGACTCGAAACGGGTTCAGGTTGCTATCCTTCGAGGAATGAAAGAAATCGGTAAGAAGCTTACATTGACAGCCAGAGCCGGAATAAGGGCAAGGAATAAAACAGGCCGTGTTTATAACTTTAGGGGACGTAAACACATGGCCGGCGCTCATGGCGAATACCCCGCAAAAAGAACCGGCGACCTTGGGCGGTCAATTGATTTTGACGCTTCGAAATTTAGAATGGAGTTTGGCACCAATTCACCATACGCTAAATATTTGCAGCAGTTTAAAACGCCAGAACAAAGAAGCTCCAGTTGGCGAAAAATTGCACCCCGTCCATTTTTGACACTATCTCACGATTCACACCGAGATGAATTCGAAAAGATAATGAGCAAAAATATTAGAAGTGAATTCAACATTTAGCCTAATTTGATTTTAAAGGCCATAGGCATAAATTAAAAATAAAAGTGATCCTTTGCCTATGCGCGTTCAAGAGATAGAAAAACACCTTCGGGAAAAGCTGCCAGTAGTCTATCCGTCATACTCTACAGATTGGGCGCCAATCACAGCGGCGGTTGTATCTTCTAATTTAATGACTTTGACGGCGGCTAATTCCTATTCAGTGTCAGATTCTGTCATCATTACCGGTTTAACCTATGAAAATTCAATTTCTAGCGTTGCTTTAAATTTGCAATTCAATAGAGCTATTGTAAATATGGCAGCGGTTCACGAATTTACAGAAGAGTTTCAGCCAGATTTGACTATTTCCGGCGCCAATGAAATAGAATGGAATAGCACCTTCAAAATTATTTCGGTTCCTTCTCGCTATCAAGTAGAGATAGAAATAAGCCCCGCAATTACCACGGAGCCGACAGGAACGCCGGTAGTTGAAGAAATAAACTTACCACGATATAACAGTTTATTTACTGTAACGAATGCCACAACTTCAACTTTTGAGGTTGCCACGGTCAACGCTCCGGATGGTTCTTTAGTTGTTGCCGCCGGCGCTCAGACAATCGCGTTGAATAATGTTAACGTTTCTTCAGACATTGATTTTGAAAGAATTCTTGATGCTTATACAAGACAAAAGAAAGATAAAGTTTGGATTTTTGTAATTGCCGGCGCTACTGCTTCTTCTCGGTCAAGAGATAACAAAACAGACTTTGATCAAAGTTTTCAAACTGGTGAAGATAGAATAATTCATACTCAGGATAATTTTAGTATTTTTGCGCTTTATCCTACTCAACAAGATGTTTCAGCGGTTGAAGCTCAAGACGCCGCAAGGAATGAGCTTAGACAAGCTTTGTTTTCTTTATTGGTTGGGTTTGTTCCAAGTTCTTTGTTAACTTCTAAAAGTGATATGATTTATTATATTGCCGACGGTGTGGAAACTTACAACGCGTCTTTTTATGTCCACCGATATGACTTTGCGGTGAATGTTAATATTACAATTAATGATACTTATGTTGGCGACTCATACGCAGTCAGGAAGATAGAGAGCGAATATATAAACGAAGAGACAGGAAACAGTATCGGAACAGATAAAATTGACTTCACAGAGGTTTTATAAATGGCATTCTTTGACATATCATTAAGACAGAATGACAACGATGATGATAATCGGCCCGATAAAGTTTTTGATGATAACAATTTTCATTTTAGAATTGACGAAAACGGCGATTTATTGCATGATGAAACTTTTCATTCCTTTGTAAATGTCAGCCTTTTTACTGATAGAAGGGCGGATAAATCAGAGATAGAACAGCCATTGAAGCGGCGCGGGTGGCAAGGCGACGAATTTTTAGAGTTAGAAGATTATACGATTGGCTCTAAACTTTGGCTATTAGATCAAGCAAGATTGACAATTGAAATAAAAAATAAAGCCGTCGATATTGTCAGGAATGCGCTTCAGCACTTTGTAGACACTGGATACTGTGACCGCGTAGAAGTTACCGGCGAACGGATTTTTCCAGACATTTTAAAAATCACCTCAACATTTTTTGTTGAAAATAATATTATAAATTCATTCACTTATAACGTTTGGCAGAAGACGAACAATGAGCCGGCAAGATTACCGGCCGAAAAGGTTGTTGAAACCTTCTCTAAATTCCAATTCATAGACGCAACAAACGTTGACTTTATCGACGCAACTAATTTTGACTTTACAGGAGTTCCATAAAATGGCGGGAAATGATCTATTAACAAGAAGTGTGAAAACTCCATTCGGTAATGATTGGGTTTATTTAGTTGATGTAGCGGGAAATATTGAAGGGCGCGTTGCTGTTACTGATTTACTCGCTTTAGGTACGGGAGAAAGCAACACCTCTTCAAATGTTGGTACTGGCGCGCAGTTAGCGAAAGCTAAAATAGGCGTAAATCTACCTTTTAGAACACTACGTTCTGAAGGTAGAACAGTTACTTTTATTCAAAATACAGATGACATAAACCTTGAAGCCGTCCGTGTTGGCGTTTATAGAAATATTTATATTGCGGCCGGCGCTATGATTGGCAATTTCACGGATGGAGCGGAAACGGGAACTTCAGAAACTCCCACTAATAACGTAATGAATGATTATTATGAGTTTGCAGCGGGTGTAAATTCTCACGCGCAATTCTCTATGATGATGCCGGATGAGTGGGATTTAGGACAGCTTAAATTTAAATTCTTTTGGACTAATTCAACTGTTATTGGCGCGGGCGATGTTAGCTTTGGTATAACTATGGGCGTTGTTTCTGATAGCGAAACTATCGACGTCGCCTTTCCTTCAACAAGCTTTGTTACTGATACTTTTGAAGATGCTACTGATTTGCATGTAACACCGCCGGCTTCAAGGTTCCCACTTTCTCCGGCCCTGCAAGATATCTTATATTTCCGAGTAACACGGCCAGACTCTGACACATACACCCAAGCGGCCCGCCTTCTTGGTGTTGCCATACAATATAAGGAATTGAAAGACGAGCCGGCAGAATGGGCCTAAATGAGCCTAATTTGAACAAACAATATTGACAATATAAATTGAATTAAAATAACTCTCACACTAAACAAGGATTATTAAAAATGGCTGATAAAGTATCTTTTCCAGAAGTAAACGCGGTTTTGATCCCTGAAACTCCTACAGTTTCGGTTGATCCAAAAATTACAACTATGATCGGTCAAATGACCACCGGCACGGCAACATCGGGCGTTAGAATAACCGATATTGATTTACTGTCACAAGATGGCTTATTTGGTTTAGACTCACAACTTACAGCAATGATTGACACTTTTAGAGCAGTTAATAAAACTTCTCGATTAGATGTTATCCCATTTGATGACGATGGTTCAGCCGTTAAGTCTGAAGGCGTTATTACTTTTACAGGAACAGCGACAGAAGCCGCTTCACTTACAGTTTATGTGGGCAACAAACAGCGCCTTTATAAAGTTGATGTTATAGCGGGCGACACCCCAACACTAATTGGTGATAAATTAGAAGCCTTAATAACTGCCGACACAAGGGCCGCTGTCACTGCCGTCACTGCCGTTGGTGTTGTTACTTTAACCGCCGTAAACGGTGGCACGGTTGCCAATTCTTATACCATGTTAGTGACTGGTGAAGTTGCCGGTGTTACTTTTGCGCTCACTGGTTTTACTGGCGGCGCTACAGATCCCGTTATTACGGGCGTTGAAGATTTGCTAGTTGACAGAACAGATGTAGTAATGCCGCAGCAGTATATCTTTACCGCAGTTTTAGACCTTTTAGATTCTCGATTCAATATCGACAATAACGTTTTAGACGGCCGTTTATTTTTGGGCGCTAATGACTCGAAAGCTGAACTTGTAAGCATTGGTAATACTTATAATTCACAATCGCTTGTAATTTTTGGAGACAAACCAGTTTCAAACGCAACCCGTGAAGGTTCGGCAATTCTTGCTTTTGATTTTCAGAGATCTTCACATTTTGCAGGAATCCGAACTTTAAGACTTGAAGACGGCACAAGTATTGCTGATTTTATCACATCAACAGAGCCTTTTGATAATCTCGGCGGTGTTCATACGTCAACCCTACCTTATGCCAACACAGCTACACTTTTAGACACTGTAACAATTGGCGAAGGCTTCACAGCTTCGGAAGTTAAAGATTTAAACGCTGCCGGCATTTCTTTAATGGGAAATAACATTGCGAATAATACTCTTATTGTTGGTCAAGTATTAACTACCTATAAGACAAATATAGCAGGTTATCCCGATGAGACATATAAATTTTTAAACTATGTCGATACAGCCACAGCGGCAAGAGAATTTATCTGGAAATCAAAGAGAATTTATCTGGAAATCATTAAAGATTGATTACGCCCAAGCCCGTTTGACTTTGGGGCAAGGTGTTGCCGGTTATAAATTCGCGACAATTGGCGGCGTTCGTTCTTCTTTTGTTAAGTATCACGGAATTTTAGGCGGTGACGGTTATGTATTGTTACAGTCTGGTATCTTAGAAGATGGCCGTTCAATCTCTGACATTATGAAGTCTAAGCTGACAGTAAACTTTGACATCAAAAATGGTGAAATTGTAACGTCTTCAATACTGCCGTTAATAACTCAAGTTAGAACAATTCTAGCGCCGTTAAACATTCGCTTTAACGTCAACGAAATCACAGGTTAAAGGAGAAATTCAAAATGGCCGGCTCATTACAACAAGTTGTTTCAACCCTCACAGTAAATGTTGATGGGGTTGATATTGGTATTATTTCGGGTTCTCTTGAATTTAGAGAAGGCAAAGCGGTTAGATCCGTTGAAGGATTAGACAATGGCGGAACTCTTGTAAAAGAGAACAGAAAAGAAGCTTTTGGTATAATCAAATTTGAAATGCCAACTACTAAAGATAATATTGATCTTGCACGAACTCTTGAAGGCCGTAAGTCATCAACGGT